GGATCTGCTGCTGAACCTCCTAATTTTAACTCTTGATCTTCAGGTAAAAATACTCCAGAACTCAATGTAGAAACACCACTAACACTAAGAGTGTTTGTGCTTACATTTGCAGTACCAGCAATTCCAGTCAGAGCAGTGCCATCACCACTAAAAGAGGTAGCAGTGAGAATACCGCTAACAGTAACATTAGTTAAATTTACATCTATATTACCATTGACTGTTGAGATACCGGTGACAGTCACACCCCTTGGAAAATCTGGGGCACCATTGTCAAAGTGATTAACTACCTCATTTACTTGTATCTTCGACATATCGATACTTTTTGATTATTTATTAGATATCACTAAGTCATCATCTTATAGCCCAAGAAATGACATCTATTCGGTTCTGTTGGCTGAGGGCTTGAGTCTGCACTTGAACTCCAATACACGTAACCAGAAACAACATCGCCAACGCTCAAATTTGCCATAGTGGTTACTTCACTATCAACAATATAATTACTAAAATCATTAATACCTCTCTTATATGTACTTATTACTCCCCCCACGCTTGTCGCGCCACCATTTTTACCGATAACGACTTGCACAAATCCACCTGAAATATCATCGATACCTGCACCAAAATTAAGGAACCAAGTTCCTGCCCCACTTGCTCCGATAGTAAGAGTACCGTTACTCTCATCCCACGTAGCTATACTTGAATCTCCTTGGTTAATTGCTGCATCCCCAAGATTTGTAACACGAGTATATGTCGAGGTATCAATACTATTTGTAGCATCCTGTCTTCCAAAAAAGTAAAATGACAAACTACTTGTTGCTGCTGCCCATGTTGGTGCTGAACTAGAACCTTGACTTGTTAATACTTGACCTGATGATCCATAGTTTGCACCAGCAATTCCAAATGCACCTACTGGGGAGATACGAAGTCTTTCTGATGCGTTGAGATTATTTTCTGAAGAAGTTCTAAATATGATTTCACCATTATCTTTATTGGTAGTATCATCTCCTGTCTGTAATGCAATTTCCGCAACTGGCGTACCATTCCAATGTCCCTCAATTGCCAATAGATGATTATTACTACCAGTTCTATTAGAATCAGCAGTTATCTGTGCAAAATGATTTTCTGTTGTTTTAAATGTTAATCCTCCTGCATTAGTATGAAGGATTTGTAAGTGATCGGTTGGACTATTAGTTCCGATACCAATTTTACCTGAGTTCTCTACCATGGACGAGTGGGTTACGATACCCGCTGTTCCACTATTCTTAAAGAACTGATTAGCACTACCATTACTTGCAGGAAGAGTAATGGCATTATCACCAGCTACTGCTGGTGGATTAATATCAATAGCGCCTGAGGTAGAACCTCTTAAACTCAATCCCATGGATTTATACTTTTTTGATTATTTATCCCGTGATTTCCATCACGGTAATTGATGATGCTGTTCTCTCATATCCAGCACTATCTGTATTATTGGCACTTCTGTTAATATAAAGATCATTAGCCCCACTAGCATCTGCATGAAATATTCCATACGTGACAGCAGATGTGGTTGCTGGACTATCTAGATGAGTGAATGATACAAGTCCAGGTCCATATTGACCTTGATCTGTATCATAGGTGTTGGGAGCACCTAAAGCTATAGTAGCTCTGTTTCTACTTCCAGCAGCATCACCAATTGCAATATTTGTACTATCTCGTCGTAGAACAATATAATGACCTGCAAATGAACCACCTGTGATACAAGACAGTGAAAACATAATTAATATTTTACTATCAGACCTTGTAGGTGTAATTGTTACACTCATACCAGGAATTAGTGTTTCTGTAGACACCGATTCCAAATATACAGCATCAGTCTTTGTTGTTGATTTTACTTGAATAACACCACCACTGGCACCAGAAGATAATCCATCTTTAGGGACAATACGATTTGTTCTTAATTCTGACATTATCCAGAGACCTCGATTAATGTAATATTAGAAAAAGTAGGACTTCCATATACGTGGTTTACTTCAGTTTGAGCGACATTAATAGCAAATTCATGACCTGCACCAGAATCGCTTGTTTTACCTTGAACTTTATATGTTAAAGCACTTGTAGAACTAGGAGAATCCAAATAATGATGACTATATGTATTTGAAGAATATGTAAAGGATCTGATAGCAAACCAAATACCATCTTCCCAATTAGCTTGATCAGTGCTGTTGGTGGCAGCAGTATCTCCACCAGCAATAACAGATCCGTTTCTAAGCACTCTACCTAAAAATGCATGATCATTATCTTTACTTATTGACAGTGATACTAATACTAGTATTTTACTATCAGACGTTGTTGGAGTTATAGTAGCTTCCATAATATCAACATATGATGTTGATGTAGAAGATCTTATATGATCCTTATCATATGTACTTACAACCTGAATAACCCCACCAGCACCACCAGTAGGGACACCATTAACGGGAACTATTCTATCTACTCTAAGTTCAGATGCCATTTATCAGGAAGGTTCAGTGGGCCAAGTAACAGAGGTGAGATCAAGATCTCCATACTCAGTTACCGTAGGAGAAGCAGAAGCTGGAAGATCACGAAGGGCCTGACGATAATTTTTCCATGCATCAGAAATCGTAAGGTCTGATGATGCTCTCCAGTCAGTCAGTCCAATTCTACGATCTCTTTCTAAACGAAGTAATTTCATCGGTTCTGCTGCATCAAGTTCAGCAATCTTTGTATTCAATGCATCTTCGGTGGGTTTGTCATGACCGTTTCCTTTAATCCACTCCAAACCAGAGTAATTTTCACCACGAAGCACCCATTCGGCTCCTGGTGTGAGCGCTTGCAATGCTGCTGGGATATCGTATTTCATAATTGGAGGAAAGTTAGTATTATTTATGATGGTTCTGTTGGCCAGACAACATCTTTAATGAATGGTCCATCAAGCGTTGGTGAAGAATTTGCTGGTAGATCTCTCAATGCTTGACGATATATTACCCATTCATTCTTCTTTGAAGTAGATAGTGGACTATCAGCACCTTGAGTCCAATCGGAATTGGCCATCAATCTATTTCTATGAACTCTTAATCTCGTAACAGCTTCATTATTATAAAGTTCTTGAGCTTTATTAAGAACTTCATCTTTTGTTGGCAGTGTAGTGGTTACAATACCAGTGTTCCACTCAATATTCTCATATGAGATATCTCCACGAACCACAAGAGATCCTGGAATATCACCCGTTAGAGCATATGCAGCTGGAATTATAAAATCTGTTGTTGTATTAATCATAATTATGATGTCTGTTTATGAACGCCTTGAAGATAGAAAGCATATTTATTACTGGTACTGGAATTATAAGCTGATGAGACGTAGAGTAATAAATTTGTATTTCCTGAACCATCCCACTTTACTGTATAGTCCATTGTATCAACATTAAAATACCAATCATAATGCTGTCGATCAAACCATGTTCCCGCAGTGTCATAAGTTGTGCCCTGTTGGTGCAAGTATCCGGTCAAGTATCCGTGATTGGCACCACCATTATGCATATAGTAACATGTTATATCCACAGCGACAGTATCAGAATCAACATATCCCGAAAGATCTGCTATAGTTTGAGTGGTACTATTGTATGAAGTGTGCCAAGAAATACCAGTCAGTAATGTGAGACCCATCTTGGGCACATAAGTATAATTAGTATGTTTTGTTACACCATCAGAATGTGTAAGACTACCTATTTTAGCGGTTGTAACACTTGCGTTTGCAACGTTGAGAGTTCCCATAGATCTCCTTATACGATTACCCAGACACCATCAAGTGTCATTGTTGAACCAAGAGTGACGGGACCTGCATTAAGAGCATTCAGTCCAGAGGGAATATAATATCCACCTGAACGTGAAAGGTTATCACTAAACAATAGATGACCATCACCAATATATAGACCGATTAGAGAACTAGCAGCACCTACAAGTGTAGATGATGTTGGAAAAGTTGTTTGAACACCAACGTTACTATCGGAATTGAAAGCACCAGAAATACTTACGTTAGCAAATGTAGAAGCACCAGAAACATTTACGTCATCTAATTCTGTGTGACCATCTACGTCAAGATTACCATTGACATCTAATAGTCCAACAGTAGTGGTGACACCAGTTACATTAAGTGATGCGGTATTTAGAGTGCCACCAGTTACCGTGGTCACACCAGTCAGCACAGGACCGTGAGTTCCGGTCCTTCCTGTAATTGAATTTACATTAATTGCCGACATTACTTATATCTTTTAGTTGTATTTATTAGAGATCACCAAGTTGATATAGATCAGTTACCATGGTCTTACCAAGTCCCACAGTAACAGCAGCACCAACTGAAACAACCAATCTGGGTTCCTGGACGACAACATAAGAGTGATCTGCACCAGCAGTTGTTGTATCTAAAACAATATCTTGATTTACGAATGCTGTTGCATTAATGAAACTAAATGGGCTTGAATCTCCGTTTGGATAGTTGATGGCAGTACCAACACCACCTCCTCCTCCTCCACCTTGAATGGAGATATCAATTACCTCACCACCATCCTGAACTTTAAATGTATTTCCAGCACCAATAAAATTAAGTTTTTTTGTATCTCCAATATGTAGTCCAGCAGATTGGATACCAACATTAGTACTTGTGGCATTGAAAGCTTTGTATGCAATGGCCTCAATGACATCACCATTTTGTGCTGGTGTTGTTAAAGAGAATGTTGTATTATCAACTGCAGTAAAGTCAATGGACTTAATCTGCTTCGCACCGTTAATAAAGACATCAAAGAAATTATTATCGTAACCAGACGCAAAAGTAAATGTGGTTTGAACTCCGGTTGGCTGAAAAACCTGTCGTGTTAGTGTTACCGCCGAATCTTCAGGAGATCTTCCAATATATCCGTTATTACCAAGACCCATTATTGAACCCCACTAAGAATACTCAAACTAGAATCCA